GTGTTCGAATGACGACACCGTGGTACGTCACCCGTGAGCAGGTCAAATTCGCCGCTGACCAGGTCGGCACGTCCCGGTCGGACGCTGAGATCGACTCGGCGATCGAGCAGTCCACCGACGCGATCCACGATCTGACCGGGCGGGAATCGTTCGCGCCGTACCTGGCCACGGAGGTGTTCGACTACCCGCGACCGGGGTACTCCGGCCCCCGCCTCTACCTGGACGACCGGTCGCTGGTCGCGCACACGGCGGTCAGCGTGGGCGGGGTCGCGCAGACGGTGGCCGAGCTGCTGGCCTACCCGCTGTCCGGACCGCCGTACGAGTGGGTGGAGGTGGACCGGGACGCGTCCTGGTCGCTCGGCGACGCAGACACCCACCAGGGCGCGGTGAGCCTCACCGGCCGGTGGGCACACAGCGACGACCGGCAGGACCCCGCCGGCACGCTGACCGCCGGCGTGAACGGTTCCGCCACCGCCTGGTCGGTCAGCACGGCCGGCGCCGCCCGGATCGGGGTTGGCTCGATCCTGACGTGCGGCACCGAGATGGTCACGGTCACCGGGCGGGGGTGGGCCACCTCCGGGCAGACGCTGCAGACCCCGCTGACCGCGTCCCTGGCCAACCAGACGGTCACGGTGACCGACGGCACGGCGTTCACGGCTGGGGAGTGGCTGACGCTGGACGCTGAGACGATGGTCATCACCCGGATCACCGGGAACACGCTGGTAGTCCGGCGCGCCATCGACGGGTCGACCCTGGCCGCGCACACCGGCAGCACGATCTACGCGCAACGCTCGTTGACCGTGGTCAGGGGCGATCGGGGATCGAGCGCGGCAGCACACCTCAACGCCGACGCGCTCACGGTGTGGGTCCCCCCGCCGTTGGTCTCCGGCCTGGCCCTGGCCGAAACGCTGGTCACCCTCGGCATGCGCCAGCGCGCGTACGTCACCAGCACCCCGCGCAAGCCCGGTCAGCCGGCCACGGCCACACCGGGCGGGGGCCTGCCCGATCTGCGTGAACAGGTTCGGCAGGCGTACGGGATCCTCGTCCGGCACGGGGCGGTGTAGCGTGCGCGCGCATCTTCGGGCCCGTGGACCGCTGTTCGACGGGCGGGCGTACACCCAGTTGGGCCGGTTCGACACCGACCTCCGGCAGGCGGTTGGCCGTGAGGCGACCAACCGGATCGTCGGCCACATGGTCCAGGACTTCCGCCAGCCCACCCCGTACCTGTGGACCACGATCACGTACGCCGACGAGAGCGGCTCGACCCGGGTGTTCGGCCGGGAGAACCTGCCGTACGAGGCGTGGATCGAGGGGACCGGGTCCCGCAACTACCCGGTGACCCGGTTCAAGGGGTACCGGATTTTCCAGATCGTGACCGCTGGCGTGCCCGGGTGGTTCGACCGGGTGGTGCGGCCGGTAGTGGCTGAGACGATGCGGAGGATCAGCTGATGGACTCCCTCGGCCTGATCGACACGGTAACCAGCCACGCTGCCGCACTCGGTGTGTTCGACGTGGTCAACGGTCACGAGGCGGTCAGCGGTCCAGGGCGGGGGGTCACCGCGTCGTACTCGATCGTCTCCCTCGGGCCGGCCGCCGGTCAGTCCGGTCTGAGCATGACGAGCGCGCTGGTGGTGTTCGAGGCGGTCATTTACCGGTCGTTGATGACCCACCCGCTCGACCTGATCGACCCGGAGATCATGGCGGCGGTGGACGCGCTGATCGCCGCGTACTCCGGGGACTTCACCCTCGGCGGGACCATCCGGAACGTGGACCTGCTCGGTCAGACCGGTCTGACCCTGCGCGCCGAGGCCGGCTACGTGCCGTACGAGGGTTCGGCGTACCGGGTGATGATGTTGACCATACCCTTGATCATCAACGACGCGTGGCTGCAAGCGGAGTAAGGGGAGGCTGACCATGGGCACCAAAGTGACCGGGATGGGCGACGGTCTGTGGTGGGCCGGGGTGGACGTCTCCGGCTCGATCATGAGCGTCGGCCGGATCGGGGGAGGTCCGGCGCTGGCGACCGTCCCGGACATCACGATGCTCGCTCAGGCCAGGATCGGGCTGACGCGCACCGGGACGATCGAGGCTTCCAGTTACTTCACCCCCTCCGACCATCACCCGACGTTCGCGGCCCTACCTACCACCAACACGCTCGTGGTCTACCGGCACCGCAACGTGCTGGGCAACCCGGCCGCGTGCCTGTGGGCCAGGCAACTCAGCTACGACCCCAACCGGGGGGCGGACGGGTCGCTGTCGTTCTCGCTCACCTCCGAGGGCGACGCGTACGGGCTGGAGTGGGGCCGGCAGGGGACCGCCGGCCTGCGCACCGACGGGGCCGCTACCGACGGGGCGAGCGTCGACGACGGTGCGGCGAGCGCGTCCGGGCTGGCCGCGTACCTCACCGTGACGGCGTTCACCGGGACCTCAGTGACGGTGAAGCTCCAGCAGTCCTCGGACAACGGGGTGGGCGACGCGTGGGCCGACGTCACCGGCGGCGGGTTCACGGCGGTGAGCACGGCGGGGGCGTTCCAGCGGATCCAGACCGCGACCAACCTCGCGGTAGAGAGGTACCTCCGGGTGGTCACGACCGGGACGTTCAGCAACGTAGAGTTCGGCGTGGTGATCGTCCGATACGAAACGGCGGTGGAGTGATGCGGGTGGGACAGCAGGCTCTCGTGGGCCCGGGAATGCCGATTCAGACGTACACCACGTACGTGATCAGGACGGGGAACGAGCAGACCACCCCCGCCTCGTGTGAACAGGTCGACTGCGACGCGTACCGGCTCGGTTGGGTCACGACGCTGGACGTCTCGACCGAGGCCGGCCAGCGCGCGATGGCGTTCCTGACGGCGGGGGCGGGCGGCCGGCACTACGTCGAGACCACCGAGAACCCGGCCGGTCCGCTCCGGACGTTCCGGTTCGAGCCCGGTCAGCGGTGTTTCGCCGCCGGGGAGCACCGGGTGCAGCTCCGGCCGTCGGTGTTCGCGAGGTACCCGGGATGGCTGGGCCAGCGCATCGGCGACGCGCGCCGGTACGACCGGCCCGATCAGTGGGTGGACGATTTCGCCACCCACCAGGAAACGCTCGCCGATGCGGCACAGAGGGGATAGGCGATCATGACGACCAAGGTTTCCGGGCTCGGGTTCGCGGTGGCGGTGGACGACTCCGGCGGCACCGCCCGGACGATCTCCAACAGCCCGAGCAACCTCCAGTTCGCGACCCCCCGGGGCGTGCAGGACGTGACCGGCGTGGATAAGTCCGCCCGGGAGATCCTGCTCCTGTTGGCGGATTTCTCCATCACGCTCAATGGCGCGTTCGACCCCGGCGCCAACATGGCGCATGCCGTGTTCAAGACGGTCCCGTCAACTTCGGTTGCGCGGACCACCACGCTGACCATCTCCGGCCAGACCCTGGCACCCGAGGTCCTGTACTCCGACTACAGCCTCAACCGAGGGGCCGACGGGTCGTTCACCTGGTCCGCGACCGGCGCCAACGCCGATGGCGCTGTGCCTACCTGGTCATAGGGAGACAACGTGGAGCTGATCCCGTTCGTCCGGCCCCCGCTGGAGTTGCGGTGGGCCGACGGTGATCTCGCCGGGCTGGTGGTGGTGATCCGCCGGATGTCCATCGGGGAGTACCGGCTGCCGTGCCTGAACACCAACGTGGTACGGCTGACCGCGCGTGCCGTCGGGGGTGACCCCGACGCTGAGCGGGAGCTGACCGCGGTCACCGATCTGGTGGCTGACGCGCTGGTGGAGTGGAACCTGCCCAACCCGGTCACGCCGGAGGGGGTGTGTGCGCTCGACCCGGTGCTGCTCGACGAGATTATCCGGCAGTGGGTGAACCGCACGATCGGCGTTCCCGACCCTTTAGGGACGCCATCTTCCGCTGGCGCGCCGTTCCCGGAGGAGACGATCCCGATGGAGGTCCCGTCGGAGTCCCCCTCGAAGCTGTAGAGGCACTGGAAACGCTCCGGCTCTGTCAGCGGTTCGGGTGCCTGCCCAGTCAACTCCGGGCCGAAGACGCTGACCTGCTCCGCATGTTGGAGATCGAAAGGATGATGACCGATGCCGAACAAGGTTGAGATCATCATCACGGCCGACAGCCAGGCCCGGAAGGAAATCACCGCGCTCAACGGCGACGTCCGGGCCCTGTCGGACCGGCTCGACCGGGCGGGGGCGTCCGGGACCGCCGGGGGCCGGCAGATCGCTGACGGGGCCGACACCGCGTCCAGCCACGTGGCCA